ACCCCCTGACCCGCATTTGGATGATCCGCTCTCTATGGTTCAGCTTTCTATGCGTCTCTCTAAACTTGAAAATCTAATCCCCTGGGCGAAAGGCATCGGGTATAAATCATGAGTATTTTCGATCGTTTTATTAAATCCCGCGTAGATTCTGCTGTGCGTGAACAGATGGCAGTCATCGAGAATGAAAATACTTTCTTGGTCGGTGCGCGCTCTCTCTCTCAAACAGATCGCGACCGCTACACCTACAATCGCACAGAAGTACTCGAGCAGTCTCTCACCGCGTGGCGTTCTAATCCTCTTGCCCGCCGCATTGTAGAACTCACTTCTCAATATGTGGTGGGTAGTGGATTAACTATCAACTGTAAAGATGTCCCCGCTGCTGATTTTCTTAATCAGTTTTGGTCTCACCGCCTCAATCGTATGCCTATCAGGGTGACAGAAATGTGTGACGAGCTTACCCGCACCGGGAATTTGTTTGTCATTCTGACAACAGATGCGGCCGGGATGTCCTACATCCGGCTGCTCCCTGCTTCTCACATCGATGAGATCATTAGCAAAGACAATGACATCGAACAGCCAATTCTTTTTAATCTAAAAGCGGACATCGATAATCTTGACCCTGCCCCCATCCCTGCTTATGATCCCCTCAGTGATTCGATCGGTAAGACGGTCATTCTGCCCTATATGGTCAATCGTCCCGCTGGTGCGCAGTGGGGGGAGCCAGACCTCGCCCCTTTGCTGATCTGGATATCCCGCTATTCAAATTGGCTGCAAGATCGCGCCCGGCTCAACCGCTACCGCAATGCTTTTTTGTATGTGGTTCAGGCAAAATTCGCTTCTGAAGCACAGCGTAAAGCCCGCCAGGCTGCGCTCAATGCGCACCCGCCCAAACCCGGCAGTATCCTTGTCATTGACGATTCCGAGAATTGGAAAGTCATTCAGCCCCGCCTCAATTCTGCCGATGCTGAAAAAGATGGTTTGGCTTTCAAAAAGATGGTCGCTGCTGGTGCAGCCGTCCCTATGCACTTCTTGGCTGAGCCAGAAAGTGCAACCCGCACTACTGCGGATTCTTCCGATGGCCCCACTTTCCGGCGTTTTGAACAACGGCAGAAGTTTTTCCTCTGGATGATAGATGATATTCTTCAAGTGGTACTCGCCCGCCGCGCTCTTGTGGACGCAAAGATTAATAAAAAAATAGATCTTTCCGTCACTGGCGCGGACATCAACAGCCGTGATAATTCTAGTCTTTCTCAATCTGCCTACTACATGGTAGAAGTGCTCGCCAATCTTCGAGATCGATCTCTTATTTCTAATGATGAATTTTTGCGCGTCATTTACCGCTTCTTTGGTGAATCGGTCGATGCCGAAGCCATGCTCAAGAGAGCGAAGAAAGATAAAGACAGCCCCCAGGGTAAAGATATTCCTAAAGAAAACAAAGATGCTGGGAGCCCAACTAAAAAAGTGATTACCCCCCCCGGATACAGGGATGGATACCTTACCTGATTAAAGGTTTCCCCCCCTACTACTCGGGATGGTTGTTATTAGATCAGCACATCAGATTTAATTATTAGATCAGCACATCAGAAAGGAGTTGAATGTATGCCAGATAAGAAACTAATCTACGAACAGCAACATAGAATCGAGATGCACTCTTCACACTTCAACAAACAGGGGGAGTTTGAAATCATGGCTATCACCGCTGGGGATGGTAACGGTTGGATATTCTCTGCCGAAACTCTCAAGAATTCCCTGTCCCTTTGGGACAATGCTCAGACGTTCATCGATCATCACTGGTTCGGGCACAGCGTCCACGATCTGGCGGGTGTCTGCCACTCACCTGAGTGGGATGAATCCACCCAGGGTATCAAGCTAAACCTGCGTCCGCTTGGCCCCGCTTCTGCAATTCTGCAGGAGCTCGGCAAACAAATGGTGGACGATGGCCAAAAACCCGATGTCGGCTTTTCTGCTGATCTCGTGTTTACAGCAAATGGAAAAGAAGTCAATGAGATATTGCGTGTCTTTTCTGTAGACCTAGTGATCAACCCCGCGCGGGGCGGGGAGTTCATCCGGGAAGTTTATCAAAAGTTAGACCTATATCGAGAAGGAGTTAATATGCCAAAAGATAAAACCAATCAAATAGCACCCGCGCAGGATACCCTCCCGGGCGTTCAGCGGGTGCAGCAGAAGATCAAAGACGATCAACAAGCCGTTGATCAGCTGCTTAATGTGCAAACTCATATTCAACAGTTGAACGATGAAGCGGACAAAGCCCGCTCCATCCGTGTTAAGATGTGCGAGCAGCTGCTCGAATCCACTCTCACCGCCTCCAAACTGCCCGCGCCAGTGGTCGAACGATTGCGCAAGCAGTTTTCCGGTAAATTGTTCGAAGTGGAAGAACTTACTATTGCAATCGAAGATAGCCGCGCCATGGTCAGCGAACTGACCGGGGGCGCAGTCGTGCAGGGACCGCGCATTCATTCGATCTTTGATTCCAATGACAAATTGCAGGCAGCTATGGATGATCTCTTGGGTGCTCCCAGAGATGATGCCGCTAAAGATCTAAAAGTAGCCCGCCTTTCCGGCATCCGTGAGATGTATCTCATGCTCACAGGCGACTATGATCTTCATGGTGGCTTTGATGCTGAACGTGTGCAGTTTGCCCTCACCACAGATTTCACAGGTCTTGTTAAAAATGCTTTAAACAAGATCGTGGTCAACACATGGGATCAGCTCGGCAAAGCCGGGTATGACTGGTGGAGCAGAATTTCAAGAGTTGAACATTTCAATTCTTTGCAGTCCATCACCGGCACACTGGTTGGCACAGTCGGTACGCTCCCCACAGTTGACGAGGGAGCAGAGTACACCGAGTTAGCCATCGGTGACAGCCCCGAGACTGCCAGCTTCGTCAAATACGGTGGCTATATCCCGCTCACTTTGGAGCTTATCGACCGGGATGAATCCCGCAAACTAGCCGCCTACCCCCGCGAGTTGGCTGCTGCCGGTCTGCGTAAGATTTCCGCGCTTGTGGCTGCCATCTTCACAGATAACAGTGACATTGGCCCCACAATGGCCGATACTGGCGCATTATTCAATGCCACAGCAGTGACCACCGCTGGCGGTCACGCAAACCTGCTCACCACTGCCCTTGCGGCTGCCGAATGGGATGTCGTTTCTACCGCCATGTATGATCAACCCATGCTCATCAAAAATGCAACTGGCATTTATGGCACGGGTCCAAAGATGGCCATAAATCCCCGCTTCGCCGTTGTGCCCCGCTCTTTGCAGCTTGCCGCAATGAAAGTGCTCTACCCCACGTTAGAGAACGCTGCCAATATTTACAGTGAAAATCAACAGCGCGGCCAGCCCGGCGATGTCGTCACCGTGCCAGAATGGACGGACGCCAACAACTGGGCGGCGGTTGCCGATCCTCTCATTGCTCCCGCTATTTATGTGGGGGAGCGTTTCGGGATTATGCCCGAGATTTTCATAGCCGGGGACAACCTCAGCCCCGCTGTGTTCATG